GTGAAGCTGCTGGCTGTGTTGAGTCGATTGCTCCTTCCATCGAAACAACTTCAGGTGACTTCCACGTCCAGTACCAGGGTGACCTGATTGTTGGCAAGCTCGCTATGGGCGCTGACACTCTTCGTGTCTCCGTGGCTGGTTCCTTGCAAGCTGCTTGATATTTAATCCCTTGAGCCTTCGGGCTCTCGGGGCTTCTCATTCCCTAGAAATTAAATGGCCACTAAAACAACTAAATTAGACTCAGTAAATATCATCCTCTCCAACATTGGACAGGCACCCGTCACAGCTCTGGATACAGGTAACCCCCTTGTAGAGACAGCAGAGTTAGTGCTTGATGAGATCAATAGAACTGTACAGGCTGAGGGTTGGGTTTATAACTCAGAGTATTCCTATCCCCTATTGCCTGATGTTAATGGGGAGATTCTTATCCCCGATAATGTGTTGAGTATGGATCTAGGTCAGTTTACAGATAAGAACGTTATCCAACGTCGAGGCAAACTATATGACCGAACCAATCACACCTATAAATTTGAAGGTCAAGTAGAGCTTGATCTGGTGTGGCTAGAAGACTTCGAGGACATCCCTGAAGCGTTCAAATCTTATATCACTGTCAGAGCTGCCAATGTATTTGCAGGACGCTCTGTAGGCTCTGCTGAGGCCGTTAGGTTTGGTGCTCAGGAAGAGGTTCAAGCTCGTGCTGGTGCTCTGGAGTATGACACCCAGCAAGGTGATTACAGCATGTTCTCAGATAGCAATAACCTACAAACCTACAGAGCTTATAGACCAGTTCAAGCCCTTTATCGTTTCTAATAATGGCAGCAGTATCCCAAGCAACAACCACCTTATTAGGTGGCATTAGTCAACAACCTGACCCAAATAAATTACCAGGCCAGGTTAGGGATGCTGTCAATGTACAGCTTAACCCTACCTTTGGTTGTGAGAAAAGACCAGCCTCTAAATATTTAGCTAACTTAGCTAGTGATATCCCTGCTAATAATGTCAAGTGGTTCGATATCTTTCGAGATAGCGTAGAAAAATACATTGCTTGCATCTATCGTAAAGATGGCACTACTTACCTCCGTGTGTGGGATGCTGCCACGGGCATTGAGCGTACCGTTAATGTAAACTCTGGCTCGCTTGAGTATCTTGACTCAGATAATCCTAATAGCTTCAAACATCTCACTATTAACGACTTCACTTTAATCACCAACCCTGAGAAGAATGTCACAATGAATGTGGCTCAGGGAGGTGATCAGAATGATGTAGCTCTTGCAGTTGTTAATCAAATTGCATATAACACTACCTATACAATTAACTTTTTAAAAGATGGTGAAGAGGCTATTCCTGAGAAGGTTTATTCAGCTTCTTCGCTCTCAGTATCCCCATCCACCTTTACTGAGTTTGATGAGGGCGGCTGTAGTAAGGCTGCTATTCAGCAATTTGTTAAAGAGGACGGAGATAAGACTGGACTAACATTTGAGTTAACCACTATTTGCCAGCCTACTCAGTACCCAATCGAGACGCCAAATAATAGTTACCCCACAGCAATTCAACAGCTCAACCCATTTTCTGGTGATGATGCATGGGGTAGAGATCGGATTGGAGCCCCGAGTAACTTTGGAAATGGTTCCTATGCCTACATCACCGATGTAGCTAGGGGTGTTGGGTTTGATGCCTCTTGTACCATCACTGTTGAAATGCGTAGCGGAGGAGTTTCTTATGATGATGAAGGTAACGGTTCAGGTGGCTCTTGGACTTATAGCAAGACTAATGTTGTTGCTTATGACCAGGATCATGACTGGAAAGAAGGTGACCAAGTAACTTTAGATGGGCGTACCTTTGAAATTACTACAGTTAAAACACCAGACGATACTATTAAATATGAGTATAAGTCTGTTTATCGCTCTTCTGTAAAACTAAAGAGTGGTGGTACTAACTGGAGGAAGGGGGATACGGTTTCTGTACAAATGGCTGGTAAAAGCTATAACATCAGGGTAGAAACAGAAACCTTTGGGTATGGTTTTAAATCAGAGGCTAGTGTTTCTTATACCTCTCCAGTAGGAACAGATTCTGGAGGTACTCTAGATATCGGTGACATTGTAGGAAGCCTTACCACCCAGATTAATGCTCTAGGTAATTATGATGCTGAACCTATTGGCAACGTTATTCATATAGAAAGAACAGATGGACGTAAGTTCAATGTTCAGGCTGTTGGTGGTTCTACTGAGAAGGCTATGTATGCCATCAAGGGGGCTGTTAATGATGTATCCCTATTACCTGTGCAGGGTAAAGATGGAACAATCCTGCTTGTAAGGAACAGTGCTGATAGCCAGTCTGATGATTACTACGTCAGATTCACTACCTCTGAAGGTGACATTCCCGGCCAAGGCTCGTGGGAAGAAACCGTCAAGCCTGGTATTGAGACTGATATGGATCCCAGCTCTCTACCTCAAGCTTTGATTCGTGAGGCTAATGGTAACTTCACCCTTAGACCTTTAGCCCCATCATTTGATGAGGTTAGATCCTGGGCTCCCAGACAGGTTGGAGATACAGAAACCAACCCTGATCCATCTTTTGTGGGCAGGGGCATTACTAATATGTTCTTCTTCATGAATCGCCTAGGTTTCCTCAGTGAGGATGCGGTGATCATGAGTCAGCCTGGTGATTATTTTAATTTCTTTGTAGGTTCAGCTATTGCTGTTAGTGATGCTGACCCTGTTGATATGGTTGCAGCTTCTGAGCGCCCATCCTTTCTTAAGGCAGCTGTAGGTGTCCCCCGCGGGTGTCTCCTATTTGCTGAGAACTCTCAGTATATGTTATCTACTCAGGACGTGGCCTTCGGGCCTTCGACTGCCAAGATCACAAAGATCTCTGATTATGCCTATACCTCAAATATTGAACCTCTAGAGACTGGTGTCTCGCTGATGTTCCATACAGAGGCGGCAACATACAGCAAGGTCTTTGAGATGGCGATTCCTAATGTAGATCAATCTCGGCCAGA